CTATAGATAATAAAGTAAAGACAAAAAGAAGTCTTTTCATAGGTCTTTTATCCTATAGTATGCTAGCCTATTTAGTATTTGAATGATTGAAGTAATTGATAACTTTTTAAATCCAAGTGATCACAAGCGAGTTCATGATTTTATGATTGGGAATGGTGGGATCGATTGGAAATATAATAATACAAAGGTGTCAACTCAAACTGAAAATAGTATTGATAATTATCAATTTGTACATGTATTCTTCACCTTTCATTCATGCACTGGTCAAGTAGTGTATGAACAATCAAAGTCTATTGATATTTTATTACCACTTGTAAATAAGATTCCATTTGTTGCACTGCATAGAATCAAGGCAAACCTCGAACCAGTCAAAACAAAGAGATCTTATAGTAATTTTCATTGTGATGTGAATTGTAGTACGATGACTACTGGAATATACTATATCAACACTAATGATGGTTATACAGAGTTTGAATCGGGTGAAAAAATTATGAGTGTTGCGAATAGGTATGTCAAGTTTCCCTCAAATATAAAGCATAGAGGTGTGTCTCAGATTGACACTAAAGTAAGGTGTGTGCTAAACTTGAATTACTTTGAATTTCTTTTATGATGTCATCAGATAATATGCGTATCTTTCTTGATACAGCTGACACTGAAATTATTAAAAAACATTTTGCCACAGGGTTGATTGATGGTGTCACAACTAATCCATCCCTTATCTACAAGAGTGGTAGAGATCCTGATGAAGTTTATGCAGAACTTAAGGATATTGGATTGAATGATATAAGTATGGAGGTTATGGGTGACTCATCAAACATGATCGTTGAAGGAAGAAGATTAGCATCAAAGTTTGGTAAGTGTGCAACAGTCAAAGTGCCATGCACACCTGATGGGTTGATTGCATGTAGACAATTATCAAGAGAACTTGTACGTGTAAACGTCACCCTTATATTCGATGTGGCACAAGCGATTCTTGCATCAAAAGCAGGTGCTGCATATGTGTCACCCTTTGTTGGGAGACTAGATGATAATTCTATTACTGGTTTGAATCTTATAAAAGATATTGATGATGTGTTTAGAGTTCAGTGCATACATAGAACAAGAATACTTTCTGCATCAATCAGATACGTAAATAGTGTCTCACAATCTTTTGCACATGGAGCAGATATTGTGACAATGCCACCAAGTGTATTTGAGAAGATGTACAATCATGTTCTAACAGACAGAGGTCTTGAGATTTTTGAAAATGATTGGCAAGCAGCACAATCTTTTATACAGAAGTAAAAAACATCTTGCAAAAAGCAAGGAGACATATGGGAATCATTGTGTTTTTGCTTTTTTTGCAGGCATGAGATTGATATTCTCTGGTGTCGCAAGTATAATTCATGGACTCGTGCCTGCATTTTTTGAGGGCACAGCAGCAATAACTGTGATAGAATTATATCACAAACGTCTTATCAATCATCCAAACCCAGATTATGAAAAATACATTAGTGATATCAAGAGAGATTGTAAATAAAAATATAATTTTTAATAAGACTCATAATTATAATGACTTATGTGTGCAAATAGATAGGTACAAAAATTTATTGACAAAAAAATATAATGTAGGCAAGGGTGATACTATAATGAATGCCTTAAAAGGTTACGATGCAACAGCACTATTCATCGCTAGTAGTGAACTTGGCATGATCACTATTGTTGCATCTGTCACATCATATTCAAAGAGATTATATTATGAGAAAGATAGAACATGGATTGATGCTAAGACACTATGTGTAATGCCAATCGATTACATTGTCACTGCCAATAAAAAAACCATCATTGAAATATCAGATGATGATACAGGTAAAGGATCGGAGGAAAAATTTTATACAGATATAGCACACACTCATATTGATATTGATGAGGTAAATCAATGGGTTGATACTGAACCAAATAATATTATAAACGCTACACCTGATAGTGTCTTAATGTTATGTACAAGTAGTGGTACCACTGGGTCACCAAAAAAAATACAACATACACATGACTTCATGTGTAGATTAGGTAAACGCAATTCGTACATGTTTTATGGAAGTGTGGTGACCACAAGAAAGTTTATGCATGGAAGTAGTTTTGCTACTTTCTTTTTACCAACTCTCATGTCTGATAATGTAACTGATATACGTGCATCAGGTAGACACACACAATCCCTTGATGACATTGACCATGTTCAATTTCCATATACAGAGGACATTGAACAGTTTATAAATGGTGATATAAATTTTCCTAACTTGAATGTATACACTCTTGCTGCCATAAGACCTGAGTGGAGAAATGGTAAAGTAAAAAACATTATAAGTTTGTATGGTATGAGTGAAACATCAGGTCCTGTAATGATAAACACCTTGAATGATGAGAACTTTGCACCGAATAAATTTTATCCTATAGACAATTTTTATAAGCTAGAAATCAAAGGTGGTTTGTTATGTGTAGATGATTTACAAACAAGCGACAAATTTTCGAGAGAGGGAGATAGATATATCTTTCATGGTAGAGATGATTTGATAAGAATAAATGATGTTGAGGTTCCAGTGCAAGAGTATCAATCTTACGTCGGTAATGGTACATTGGTGATTGACTTTCTATATAATAAAATTTATCTTGCAATGTGGGATGACAGTATAGATATAGATAAGGTGCAATCCAAATTTGATAGACGACATGTCATATCAAAATCTGCTGTGCTTATAAAACCAATGTTCATGTCTGGTATTAAACTTGACATTCAAGCATTGCGTGAATACTTTAGATCTGGTACACTATTATCATGAAGGAAAAAGAATTTAGACCATGGGGATGGTTCAAAGTCCTACAAAGAGGTGACAAATATTGTGTCAAACAATTGTGGGTTGAACCAGAGATGAGAATCTCACTCCAATTTCATCGGTATCGCACTGAAGATTGGATCGTGGTGGGTGGTGATGGTATCATTACCCAGAATAATTTGGACACGGAAGCATCTGTTGGTGATAAATTTTTTATAGGTATTGAACAAAGACATCGAATCACTGGTGGGAAGAAAGGTATTACAATTATTGAGGTTCAAAGAGGAGACTGTAGGGAAGATGATATTGTTAGATTGGAAGATGATTATAATAGAGTTGAGCATCATACTTGGGGACACTACTAATGACATACATTGTCACAGGGGGTGCAGGTTTTATAGGTAGTAATTTTTTACATTATATTAGCAATGATACTGATCTTCTTGAACCAGTTGTTGTTGTTGATAATCTTTCCTACGCTGCTGATCTAAATTTTATACCAAAAACAGATCAATTTATATTTGAGTGGTGTGATATATCAAATGAGAGGAACGTAAATTATATTTTTGATAAGTATAAACCAAGAAAAGTATTTCACTTTGCTGCTGAATCACATGTAGATAGGTCTATAAAAAACTATAGACCTTTTCTTGAATCAAATGTCATTGGAACAATCAATTTACTGAATGCTAGTTTGAAACATGAGATAGAAAAGTTTCATCACATATCCACTGACGAAGTATACGGATCACTTGAATATGACGACACAGATTTATTTAAAGAAACTACCCCCTATGACCCAAGAAATCCATACTCTGCAAGCAAAGCAGCGTCTGACTATTTTGTTACTTCTTGGCATAACACATACGGTTTACCTTATCTTATTACTAATTGTTCTAACAATTACGGTCCTCATCAACATGTAGAAAAATTAATTCCACTTGTTGTAAGTAATGCTTTGAATAATGAGGTGACATTCATGCATGGTGGCGGACATCAGATAAGGGATTGGTTGTATGTTTACGATCATTGTGCTGCCATTTGGGAACTAGAGGTGCAAGGTATAATGAATGATCACTTCAATATTGGTGGGTCATGTGAGATGAGAAATATTGATGTAACAAAAATGATATTGAAGATGATGAACAAACCATTTGATTTGATTGGTATCAATGAAGGAAGACCAGGTATTGACAAAAGATATGGTATGGATCATAGTAAGATAACAAATACAACTGGATGGAGACCGTTCACAAATTTTGACATTGGACTCCGTGCAACAGTCACACATTACATAGAACAATTGACATGATTTCATTATACGGATGTGGTTTCGTTGGCAGAAATTTCAAAGAGATGTACAATGATGAAGTAGAAGTACAGGATAGAAATGAGAGAGTTCCTATTCATAATGATATCTTGTACATGATTTCAACAATACACAATTACCATGTCCATGATGACATCACTAGAGATGTCGATACTAATTTACGAGTCTTGTGTGAAACCCTTGACTACTGTAGATCGAAAGATATTACATTCAACTTTGTATCATCTTGGTTTGTCTATGGAAAGGGAGGAACTATTCCAGCAACAGAAGTATCGGTATGCAACCCAACAGGATTTTATTCTATTACCAAAAAGTGTGCGGAAGATCTTATCATATCTTTCGCTCAAACTACGGGGATGAAATATAGGATACTTAGACTATGTAATGTTATGGGTGATGGTGACACTAAAGCAAGTAGAAAAAAGAATGCTATTCAATGGATGGTCAATGAATTGAAAGCAGATAGAGATATCAAAGTATACGATAATGGATCACATTGTCGTGACATCATGCATGTTGATGATGTGTGTAGAGCAATCAAACTTGTGATGGATAAAGGTGAGATAAATCAGATCTATAATATAGGATCAGGTGAACCAACAAGAGTTAGTGAAATAGTTGAACTTGCTAAACATTTTACTAGATCTCGTGGTAAGATAATAAGTATAGACCCACCAGAGTTTCACAATAACGTACAGACACAACACTTCTGGTTAGACACAACTAAATTGAAGAGACTGGGTTTTGCACAACACATCACAAACGAATTTATTGTCAAGGATTTATGTATAGTCTGAGTGAACAAGTAGATAACTTTGTATTTCATCTTGAGAAGGAGGGATATAAATTATTTCCATATCTTCCTAATCAAAATTGGAAAAAGGGTGATCCAATATATTATTCAGGTCCTTATTGGGACAACCAAGAACCCACTGCTGCAATCACAGCGTTATTGTCTGGTAAGTGGTTACCTGCAGGTGAGAATGTAAATAAATTTGAGAGAGCATTTTCAAAACAATTTGAGTTCAAGCATTCTGTCATGGTGAACAGTGGATCATCTGCTAACCTTGTGATGATAGCAGCGTTGAAGAAATATTTTGATTGGAAAGATGGAGATGAAATAATTGTATGTGCATGTGGATTTCCCACCACAATCAACCCTATAATACAGGCAGGTTTGAAACCTGTTTTTGTAGATATAAATGAGGATGACTTAAATTGGGATCTTGATCAAGTTGAGGCAAAGATAACAGATAGAACTGTTGCTGCATTTTCATCACCTGTCCTTGGTAATCCCTACGACTTTGATAAGTTCCTCGACATTGTTGATAGAAATGGGTTGAAGTATATCGCTGACAATTGTGACTCCCTCGGTAGCAAGTGGAGAGGTGAGTTGCTTACTAAACATGCCATCGCAGCGTCTTGTTCTTTCTACCCAGCTCATCATATCTGCACGATTGAAGGGGGCATGGTCTCCTCTAATGTCGAGGAGATAGTTCAGATCGCCAGATCGTTTGCTTGGTGGGGTCGTGGATGCTATTGTGTAGGTTCCCAAAATAAATTGCCCAACGGTGTCTGTAACAATAGGTTTGATCGTTGGTTGGAGGGGTATGACAAGGATGTCGATCATAAGTATGTCTTTGGAGTCCAAGGATACAACCTCAAACCTGCCGATCTGCAAGGGTCTATTGGTCTTGTACAACTGAAGAAGCAGAAGGAGATACATTGTGTCCGTCGTATGAATAAAACTGCTATGACACAAGTCTTCTCTAAGATTTCTGGTTGCAGGGTTGTCGAAGAGAAAGAACATGCAGAGACTTCATGGTTTGGTGTACCTATAATATATAAACATAAACATCACTTAGTGCAATATCTAGAGGAACATGGAGTTCAAACACGGAATTATTTTGCTGGTAATATTCTTATGCACCCTGCTTATCGTGACATTGAACCTGCATCAAACTATCCCAGAGCTTCAAAAGTTTTAGATAATGTATTTTTCTTAGGATGTTCTCCTGTTATTACGATGCCTATGCTAGACTACATATATGATATAATGGAGGACTATCAACCACAATGAAGAAGTGTTTAGTATTGGGTGCAGGTGGGTTCATCGGCAGTCATATGGTAAAGAGATTGAAGGAGGAAGGAGCATGGGTTAGAGGTGTTGACCTTAAGTTTCCAGATTTCTCTATGTCTGTTGCTGACGAATTTGTTACAGGTGACCTAAGAGATGTAGACTTTGTAAGAAAAGTTATTGAATACAAAGGTCAACAGGGAAACTTTTACAATTCAGTTCCAAACTATTTGATAGAAACCTTTGATGAGATATATCAGTTTGCTGCTGATATGGGAGGAGCAGGTTACATTTTCACTGGTGAACATGACGCAGAGATCATGCACAACTCAGCATCAATCAATTTGAATTTGCTTGAGGAGCAACGCAAGTTGAATGAATCCTATGGTGATAAGTGGGACTCAAGACCTGTAGAGAATAGACATACAACAAAAATATTTTACTCAAGTTCTGCATGCATGTATCCAGAACATAATCAATTAGACCCTAACAACCCAGATTGTCGTGAAGAATCCGCTTACCCTGCTAACCCTGATTCCGAATACGGATGGGAAAAATTATTCAGTGAGAGGTTATATCTCTCTTACTATCGTAACTATAATATTCCTGTTAGGATTGCTCGTTACCACAACATCTACGGACCAGAAGGAACGTGGCACGGAGGCAGGGAGAAAGCACCTGCAGCAATCTGCAGAAAAGTTGCCTATGCAAACCTCGAAGATACAATAGAGGTATGGGGTGATGGAAAACAAACAAGATCATTCCTTTACATTGATGAGTGTATAGAAGCAACCCGTAGACTCATGGACTCAGACTGTCTTGAACCAGTGAACATTGGATCTGAAGAGATGGTAACCATAGATCAATTAGTTGACACTGCTGCAAAAGTCGCCAATAAAAAAATAACAAAAGATCATGTTGATGTGCCTCACACTGGTGTGCGTGGTCGTAACTCTAACAATGATTTGATAAGAGAAAAATTAGGTTGGGATTATAGTATGACTCTTGAAGAGGGTATAAGAAAAACATACAATTGGATCATGTCACAAATAGCAAAAGAGATGTACCCTGCATCAGACCTATCAAATAAAAAATATAAGGCATATGGTAGTTGTGCTAAATGATTTATCTATCACATTGGTATGGTAGATTAGGAAACAATATCCAACAATGTGCAGTCGGTACACTGTGGGCAGAACAAATGAGTTCTTCATTCCATTCTATTGAACATGATATCATTAAGAAACACGAAACAAATTTCGGTAAAGTCAGAAACCCTGTACACTCAAAGTGTTTTTATTGGGAAGGACCTTATCAAGAAGTCAATTTACCTGTTGAAACAATCTACAAAAACATGCGTAGAATTTGTAAGACATGGATCTATCCCCACCTTGACATTCAACCAACAAAAATACCTGATGATACTCTTGTTATTCATATCAGGAGTGGAGATATTTTTGACCAAAACGTCCCTAATCCTGAACAGTACAGTCCTAATCCTTATCATTTTTACCATACACTCCTTGATTCGTTTGATAAAGCGATAGTTGTCACTGAAAATGATAATTATAATCCCATAGTAGAGGCGTTATCTTACGATAAAAAAGTTACTATACAACGTGGTAGCGTAGCCGAAGATTTTTCTACATTGTTAGGAGCAAAACATGTTGCTAACTCTGGTGTAGGAACTTTTGCTGTTGCTGCTGCATTGTGTAGTCAGAACATAGAACATTTTTATTGCACTGATATATCAATCACGGAGCATTTGAATTGGAAGATGCTCGTGGGAACTGACGTGAAGGTACATCAGATGCACCTACCACATTATCTTTTACCTGGTGAATGGAGGAACACCGATGAGCAAAGAGAATTCATTCTCTCCTACAAGGCACCACTTTCCTGAGGGTGTAGTAAAATACATTGAGGAACTTAGTTACGAGTTGCCATGGTTTTTCTTCAAGGATTGTGCATATGGAAATGCAGCAATAGATAAAGGTTTGGATCTACATCCATACTTTTCACATACTTTTTTAGAGAATAATCAAATAGGTCCTTGTTTCCACAAGATGCCATGGAATGAGATAGGAAGTTTTATAGGTCTTCCAAATAATAAAATGATACGTGCCCATAATACTCTTCAATATCCAAGACCTAGTGTAAAGGGAGTGCCACACAACTCACATGTAGATCAAGACTTTCCTCACATTGTTGCACTATATTATCCTAATGATTCTGATGGTGATACATATTTTTTTGATGACAATAAAAATGTCATACATAAAGAACCAGTTGAAAGAGGTAAGATGATTGTCTTTGATGGTAAGTGGAAACACTCCTCATCATCACCGACAAAGAACATACGATTTTCATTGAATATTAATTATGAACCTTCTCCACGGACCAGCGATAGCTGACTTATGTGATTATGATTTTGGTGACCAAGCAGGTTGTCTTGGTGGTGTGAGTGGGGCATTCATGAAGGATGCTAATGAATCTAATTTGGAATTTATAAAGAAGGTCAATGGTAAAAAGTTTATGACCTTATTCATTGATAATATAAGGTTGTATAAGAGAAAAATATTATGTTCCACTGCCACAGATCAAATGAGAGTGGATAGGATGATGGAAGAGAATGATCTTCTACGTGTTTTGGCAGAGATAATGTTCATGAAAGAAACAAAGTTTATTATATTTTGCAGCAATGAAGATACTCCTATTACAGAAGACATACATCTTCACATACCACAGAATGTTTTAGCAATCTATGCAGCAAATGCTATAGGATTCGGTGGTAAGTTACACCCATTTCCATATGGTTTACAGAGAAAATTATATCCAGTTGATGTTAGGTTAGATGTGATGCAAACTGCCCTTAAATCAGACCCTAAACCAACAAATTTATTGTACATCAATCACGCAGAGCATACGAATCTAAGTGAACGTGGTAACATACGTGAGATGTTTGCTAAAAAAAGTTTTGCTACTATAAGTCCACGTGTTGATTACCCTGAGTATTGTAAGCAGATACAATTACATAAATTTATGATATGTCCAGAAGGTAATGCTGTTGATTGCCATAGGAATTGGGAAGTCTTATTATTAAAACGTGTACCTATAATGAAAAAAAATTCTTATTTGCAAGAGTGCTATAAAGAATATCCTATATTGTGGGTGGATGATTATGCTGATGTAAATAAAACTTTGTTAGCAGAGAATGATGACTTGTTTATACAAAGTAGAAATTTAGATATCAATATGTTAGACTTGTATAGTCTATTCAACAGGTCGGTAAACCGTGCTAAAAATACCTGATGTCACCCTGCTGATGTTGGCAGATTTAGACCTGCCAGATGCAGTCTACGCAATAAATAAATCATGTGAATCTATAGAGTGGGGTGCTGCTAAGTTTTTAGGTAGCAAGAAACCTGATGGACTTTGTGATCAGGTTACCTATGAGAAAACTTATCCTATACAAAGCATCAATGACTTTAATTTTTATTGCATCTATAATCTTACTAATCACGTCAGGACCTCGCACTGCCTTCTCATTCACCCTGACGGCTACGTTTTACGTCCTCATCTTTGGGATGATAAGTTCCTTCATTATGACTATATCGGGGCACCGTGGAGAGATGATCCAAATGCCTACCTCGACCCGTGGGGAAGAAACCAACGTGTCGGCAATGGAGGATTTTCCCTACGCTCCAAGCGTCTTCTCGAAGTCCCCAGTAAAGTCACCGTCCCTTGGGAAGTAAACGAAGGAAATTTTTATAAGCATCAGAATGCAGGTCTATATAATGAGGACGGGAACATATGCTGTCATAACCGACACATCTTCGAGGAACAGGGATGTGTGTATGCTCCCGTCGAGGTGGCGGCTCGCTTCAGTAAAGAGGTAGAGTGCCCAGAACACAAAGGTATTGAAACCTTTGGTTTTCATTATCATTTCCAAGACATACGATGAAAGCAGCGAGAATTTATCCACTATGGTGGAACCCATGGGGTGACAGAGGACTCGATTTTCAAAAAAAAGTAAGCATCTCAATTGACAATCTTGATCATGACAAGTCAGCAGATTATAAGATTTTATTTTTAGCAGAACCACTTGCCATTTTACCTACAGTAAGTGAGGGAGCATTACGATGTGCATATAAGTTTGATAAAATATACACATTCTGTCAAAGTTTTATTGATAGGTATCCACAGGCAGAATTATTTGAGTGGGGAAGTAGTTGGTTAGACTTCAAGGACTTAAAGATAAACAAAACAAACAATGTATCTTTTGTGACAAGTGCGAAGAGTCAAAGCAAAGGACATAAATTACGTCTTGATATATTTGATTTCCTAAAAGAGGTTGATGTTTCTAATGGACTACAATACTACGCTCATAAATCACCACCATTTCATGAGAGAAGGAATGATTTTTTTGAAAGTTCTAAGTTCCATATTGCTGTAGAGAACTCTCAACAAAAGAATTACTTTACTGAGAAGATAATTGATTGCTTTGCATCAAAAACTGTACCCATATACTTTGGTTGTCCTAACATAGGCGATTGGTTCCATATGGATGGTATCATAACCTTCAATGATCTTGACGAGTTGAAAAAAATTGTAAGCAAACTTGACACAGACTGCTATGATAAGAGGAAGAAGGCAATAGAACATAACTATGAGGTTGCTAAACGATTTCATAGTGACAATGACGTAGTGCCTAGACTCACTCGTAAAATTATTGAGGATGTAAACAATGCCGATTAGTGGTGAAGGTCAATCCAATTGGTTTCATAAAGATTATCAATATCTAAAAATACAACCAGAGGGTATGAAAAACTTGAGAAAGAATTACTCTCAAGTATGGCAAGATATATTTGCTTTGGTTGTCAACGATGCAAAAGTTGATGGTACATTTGTTGAGGTTGGTGGTGCATTACCATTCATAGGCAATAACACATGGTTGTTGGAGGAGGGATATAATTGGAAAGGATTTTCGATAGAATTAGAACCTCATCTGTGTGCTGAGTGGGAGGGTGTGCGTCCTAACACTAAAATATATGAAGCAGATGCGATGAAATTTGATTATGTGAAAGCAGTAGATGATCTTGGTCTTCCAAGAAATATGGATTACTTATCTTTTGATCTTGAACCACCACATAATACACTTGAGGCATTGAGGAACTTTCCATTCGAGCAATTACAATTCAACTGTGTGACATATGAACACGATGCATATCGACAATGGGGTGAAGTGTATGGACACAGAGAAATATTCAAATTACATGGTTATGATTTAGTTGGTACAGATATAAGAAACGGACCTTGTACCATGGAGGAGTGGTACATACATGGAAGTCTAAGTCAAAAATTAAGAGATACACTTAGATCAAGTGGATGTGAAGCATGGGAGTTGCTTTTAGATCTATGAGAGTAAGTTATTGTATTCCTACTCATGACCATTCAAAGTGTGAGCAATACATGTTTGATATACTCTATTCCCTAGCACATCAAACATACAAAGACTTTGAGATATGTGTGTCTCATCAGGGTGACGAGAAAAGAATTTTGAGAGCATTGAATGATTACTGGGATATACTTAATATTACTTACAAGAAAGCGACAGAGGGAAATATTTCAACCAATACAAACAGTGCGATGATGATGGCAGAGGGAGATATTATAAAAATATTGTACTCTGATGATTTTGTTCTTACTCCTACACTTACAGAAGAACTTGACAAGGCATTTGATTTGGGTGTAAGATGGGCAGTCACTGGTTTTGCACACACAATTGATGATGGTCGAACACATTACAATCCAAAAATACCAGTATATAATGATAGATTATTGGAAGGTGTCAATACTCTTAGTTCTCCATCAATCCTCGCTATCAAAAATGGTCTTGGAGAATTTTTTGATGAGAATCTTATTATGCTGATGGACTGTGATATGTACTACAGATTGTACACAATGCTAGGAAATCCTGTAGTCCTAAAGGACATACATATATCAAATAGAGAACATCCAAATCAAACTCAAAGATCAAACGATCACCTCATACCAGAGGAAATTGAATACTTGAAGAAGAAACATTTATTATGACAATAGGATTCAACCATCTTGGAAGACATGGAAGACTAGGTAATCAGATGTTCCAGTATGCTGGACTCAGAGGTATTGCTGCTCATCGTGGTTATGATTTTATGATACCATCAAGTGATTTTAATGACCCCTATCAAGATCATCAATTATTTGAGGCGTTCAAACTCAAAGGACTTACAAATATAGGACTATGTGCAGGCACTTATGTGCAAGAAGCACACTTTCATTTTGATCAGAATTTATATAATAATATGCCTGATGGTCACAATGTGTATGGGTATTTGCAAAGCACAAAATATTTTGATATCATAGAGAAAGAAATAAGAGAAGACTTTGAATTCAAAAATGAAATCAAAGCACCATGTGAAGACATGATCTCAACTGTTCAAGATCCAATCGCATTACATGTGAGACATGGTGATTACGGTTGCGACAATCATCCAATCTGCCCTAAAGAATATTATGATAATGCATTGTCAAAGTTTGATAAACGTCGCACAGTGGTTATTTTTTCTGATGATCCTAAATGGTGTAGCACTGAGTTCACTGATGACAGGTTCCTTATCTCAGAAGGTGGTGACAATCTTGCAGACTTGTGCATGATGAGTATGTGTTCTGATTTTATTATTGCTAACTCATCGTTCTCATGGTGGGGATCTTGGTTAGGTAAAAATCCTGACAAGAGAATTATCGCACCTAAGAAATGGTTTGGTCATGGTTACACAGCAGCACATGACACATCTGATTTATACTGTGACAACTGGGAGGTCTTATGATTGAAGGACAAGAAGTAAATAGATTCAATCTCGCTAAGTGCACGTTTATTATACCACTTAGAATTGAGACTGCTGATCGCATGAGAAATATCATAACCACATTGATATATCTCACTCGTAATTTTGCATGTAGAATTATTATCAAGGAGGTTGATAAGGAATCTGTATATTTACGTGATGTAAAACCATTACTTGAGCAAGCACTTGAACCTGAGATGATGAATTGCATCACTCATATTTTTGAGGAGAGTGATGAGTTTACTTTTCATAGGACAAAGATACTCAATGACATGTTATGGTTGGTAAAAACTCCAGTCGTTGCAAATTATGATAGTGATATAATACTACCTGTTGACTCCTATATCAATGCAACAAATATGATATTGAAGGGGTGGGTGCATCCAGACAGAGAGGGTGGCGAACCTGTAAAGGTTGTGTATCCATATGGATATGGTCAGTATCAGTATCAATGCCACATTGCTGATGAACATGCTACTGCTTTTGTGAATAGTGGATTTAATTTTGAGTCATTCAATGGTAGGATGAGACATTGGGATGCTAAGTATGGATTCTGTCAATTTTTTGATACTGAAACTTACAAAAAATTCGGTGGTGAAAACGAGAATTTTATAGCGTATGGATATGAGGATGATGAAAGACATATGAGATTCAATCTTCTATCAAGTGTTGCAAGATTGACTGAAAATGTATATCACCTTGAGCATGGTCGCACAAAAAATTCATGGTTCAATAATCCACATTGTGAAGACAATAAAAAACTATGGGAAGAACTTAAGGTAAAAGGAAAGAAATCTCTATTGAAATATTATGAAGAGGTTGACTATATCAAGAGGAGAAATGGATAAGAACAAGGCATTATTCAAACTCGCAAACTTTCCTCCTGTCTTGTGGATCAATCTCGATAGGTTTCCCGACAGGAAAAAATATATGGAGGAGCAATTTGATTATTGGGATGTCAAAAATCATCATAGGATCTCTGGTATTGATGGTGCTGAATATGAATCATATCTCAAGGGAACTGTACCACCTAATATGAATGATGGTGAGATAGCATGTGTTATGTCACATCTTTCAGCACTCAAATATTTTATAGAAGAGACAGACCATGATGAAATATTTGTCATGGAAGATGATGTTGATTTATCACTAGCAAGGCATTGGAATTTTACATGGAAAGATGTTAGACGTAGAGTGCCAATCGCTTTTGATTGTTTACAACTTACTATTATAAATCCTAATGGTATAACATTGAAATTACACCACAGATTTATCAATGACTTTTCTGCTGCTTGCTACCTTATTACTCGTCATCATGCAACTAAACTCCTTAAACTTCACAGCAGGGGATCGCAATGGAAAATCGACCAAAATATCAGACCAAGAGCAGTCTCCGAAGACTTGATTCTTGACAGTGGTAAGTCATATGCCACACCATTGTTCAATTATAGATTAGATATGGGTTCAGCAATACATGAAGAACACATAGAAATATTTCATAAAAATAGTAACCATGCACTCACAGATTTTTGGAGAGAGAATGGTGGTGATGTCAAGATACAAGAAGTGATGCAATTAGATGAATACTGTGGTAGAATACCACCACAGGTCTACATAAACCAAGGCAAACAGGAGTCACAAAATGTCAATTGAAAGAGTGAATTATGATCAATCATTTGCGAATAAGGTAGTGCTTCCACCTGAGGATAAACAACCAGATTATAATGGCATGAGAGACTATGGTGCCATAGGTGTGTTCGATAATTTTGTCAAGTGGGAATTTTGTGATGCTATCATAGATTCATTTGAGTTTTGGTACGGTAAAAAACATGTAGAAGAAGTCAAAGTGTGTGAGGTGGAGGGTAAAAAACTTAGTGTGTCTCCATTGGGTGATGGAAGCAAACAGTTTAATGAATATGGTGACTTTGGTAGAAAAGATCAACAATTATACTTGGAGATTTGTGATCCCTCTCTTGCAATGGAAGTAAATCAAGCAGTGGGTGGAGCGTTTGAAATTTATGCAAAGAAATGGAAAGGGATATTAGATGCATCAGATCCTGTATCATCATGGACTTGTAAAATACAGAAAACTAATTCTGGTGGGGGATACCATGTATGGCATTCAGAAAATGGTAGTTTCCTGTATAGAGATAGAGTTTTGACATGGATGATTTATCTCAATGATATCCCTTTAGAAAATGGTGGAGCAACTGATTTCTTCCATCAAGAAATATCTTTTCAACCAAAGAAAGGCACCATAGTATTGTGGCCAGCAGCATACACTCATGTACATAGAGGTTCTTTTCTTACAGGAGATGTGTCAAAATACATAGCAACTGGATGGTTCTCTCGTGAACCAGGTCAAGTGACAAATAGAATATTGGGTGAGCAGTCTGGTAAATTGCAACCTAAAGATAATTTGAATGGATGATATTCTACACTGCCATAACAAATGGTTATGATAAGTTAGCACCACCCCCTAATTCTAATGTAAAATTTATTTGTTTTTATGATGGTGATCGACCAGACACAGAGGGTTGGGAGTATAGAAAGATAGACATAGATGAGAAATGTCCAGTAAGAAAATCTTATCATCCAAAACATTGTCCTCACCTTTACTTTGAATCAGGTGCTTCAACTGTGTGGATTGATGCATCGTATAGCATATCAAATGAACTCATTGAATATTCTAAGAACCTCTTAGAGAAACATGATTTTATATTACAAAGACACCCTGACAGGAGAACTTTGGTAGAGGAGTTTGAGAAGTTATATAACCATGGATTTTCTACCAGTGATGAAATTATTGACATGTGTAAACGTATCAAGTCAATTAATTTTCCACTTAAGTTTTATGATCAAACAATAAATTGTGTGGTATGGAGAAGATTGACATCAAAAATTATAGAGTGGTGCAAAGTGTGGAGACAGTGGTATGATGAAGGTGTAAACAGAGATCAAGTTTCTAGTTCTATCGCTGAGTTTTTGGTCACGAAAGCACATAGAGTTGATCTTGTTATTGATATGAACAAAAGTAGTAGGATGAAATCTTACAAAGAATCATACAAATTACATACACCATCAACAGATATCGTACGAGACATGCGTAAGATATTTCCCATCACAAAAAGATCATTCAACATGAATTATAATGTTGATCCAAAAGATATAATTGTGTACACCTGTATCACAAATGGATATGATAATCTAGTATCAGAATATTATCATCCTGATGTCAGGTATGTTTGTTTTCATGATGGTTCAATTGACACTACCATTGAACCATGGGAGTATATAAAATTAGATTTAGATATAGATTGTCCAAGAAGATTATCATTTTATCCCAAAGCAAATCCACATATATTTTTTCCAGAAGGATCACATACAGTATGGGTTGATGCTTGTTACCAACACACATCAAATTTTATAGAAAAAAGTAGAAGGTGTTTTCCATTTACAATGCTTAGACACCCATCAAGATTTACATATTATGATGAGATACTGGAGGGGTTTTTATGTGCATTCTTTTCTTTTGACGATGCTATAACTCTTACACAAGAACTAAAAGATTCTGGATACAATTTCAAATCATATTGTAGTCCGCTTGGTACGATAGTGTGGAGAACTTTGACACCGAATGTAAAATTATTCAATGAATCATGGTACAAGTGGTCGCTTGTAGGATGTAATCGAGATCAAATTGCATACGACATGGCACTCAAAGAATCAGGATTACTTCCGTCAGTAATAGAAAATAGGGAAGAATCAGGTGTGCCTCTTGGATATTATAATAAGGTAGGTAGAAGGGGGAAACATCCACAGAGAGGTGACCTACAACAATACCATAGGAAAGATGAATTGTTGAAGGAGATGAAAAAAATTACAGGTCTTCATCCCAAACTATATACAACGTATCATGACCATGATTTCTTGATGAGAGAGCACAGTGTATTATGATTTACTATACTATAAACACAAACAATTATATCGAAGATTTACAGGCACCATCATGGGTAAAAGTAATAACAGATGTAGAGGATTTAGGCGACCCAGTTAGAAGTAGTAGGAAACAAAAAATATTATGTCCTTTTGACGAACCAAGTGTATACATAGACGCATCAAAAGTTCATCTTCTAAATGATAAATTCAAAGAAATAAGTGAAGATATATTATCTCGTAAAAAATTTTTTATAATGAGTCACCCTCATAAACATTCCTACCTTGAAGAATGTGCTGAGTATATATCTAAAGGATGGGTAGATCCTGATGACATTCTTAAATTTACTACAGAGGTATCAGAAACATCATTTGATTTTGAGAAATACTTCTCTCCTTTATGCACTATTATTTGGAGAAATGGTAATACAAAAGACTTTGATAGATTGTGGTGGAAGTGGTACAACAGAGGTGGTGTAAGAGATCAATTAGCATGCTCTGTAGCATTACAATTAAGTGGTGTAGAATATGAAACTGAATCATCAAGAGACCTTATAAATCAATTTTCTGATGCAAGTCCTAACGGTGAGTGGTGGAATAATAGGACAGGTGATTATGTGTACCACGAAGAGGAGGTAGATATAATTGAGTTTACAGATTTACTCACAGAACTTACAGGTTTATTTGATTGGAAAGAATATTTTAGGACAGGTACAGATCGCATAACTGGTGAACCTTTCTATGGTGATGCAGGTGTGTATTCATATGCGATTGAGTGGGATAACCCAGAGAAAGATCAAATCATAATTTATACCAGTATAACAAATTGGTATGATACTATACCTGATGACATGTATTATGATCCAGAGGTAAAGTATGTTTGTTATACAGATGGTAATGTAGAGAAGAAAGGACCTTGGGAGTTCAGACCTATACCTGATTTTGTTTACGATGAAATAGAGGGTGACCCTAGAAGGTTATCTTCTTATGCAAAAATTTGTCCACACAAGTTATTTCCATATGGATCTAAGACGGTATGGTTAGATGGATGTTATGTTCATACTAAAGAATGGGTTGACTTGTCTAAAGATATATTGAAAGAGGTTCCTCTGACGCACATGTTGCATCCTCATAGATTTACTTTTCATAATGAAATTATGGAGGGTTTTGGTGCCAACTATAATAGCAAGGAACAGATGCTTGAACTTGTCGATGCTCTAAGTAAAGTTGACTATGATTTTAAACAATATTGCTCACCAGTTTTGACATGTATATGGAGGCAGATAGATGATGAGATGGCAGAGTTTCATGATCTATGGTGGAAGTATAGTAAGATAGGGTCTAATCGAGATCAGATATCATTTGATTGTGCAAGACAATTGACAAAATTAAACTGGAGTAGGATACATAATTGGGAGACTATAGGTCTTGATCTTACATCACCAAAATCAAAGATTGCTAGAAACAAAAGGCATCCTCAGGCAGGTAGTTTCACCACAAATAATACTTACGATGACGTATTGCGAGAGTGTTATGACTTGTTCAAAACAATAAGACCTATAACAGGGATACAAGATGAGCATCACATATATCAGGTGGATTGGCATGAAATAAAAGATCCAGACACAAAGTGTTGGTTGAACAAAGGTGATTGGTGGTACGATCCCACCACCATTAGAACTTCTCATGGTAAATACTCTATTCAAGATAAGGTAAAAATTGTAAAAGAGAATAGAGTTCCTTTCAATAAAGATTCAAATAAAAATAATTCTTTTTGGGTCAGAAGATTGAAGAGATCAATTGGTCTAGATGATTTACCACCAGAATTATATGAGATGCATGTCTGGGACTGGGGTTGGTCGTTCAGAGATTACGTGATAAAAAATGTTCTCAATCCCAATCTACCAAAAACATAGATTATGAATGCACTGATTACCTTCGGATGTAGTTGGACTAAAGGTAAATTTAGTTGGTACGATCCAAACATCTTGAGGCACACTGAGATGTCTACAGACGAGATGAGGGACTCATTGTACCAGAAGCATTTCAAAGACTTAACTGATGAGTATTGTTTTAGAACTATACTATCAAGGAGACATGATTATGTAAATATAAATTTTGCGAAGGGTGGTTCATCAAATCAAAGACAATTTAGATTTGCGGAAGAGTATTTCAATACAGATGACTATAAAAAATATAATAATGTCATAGTCCTATGGGGCATCACCTCTACAGCAAGGATGGATGTGTGGAGTAATAAAGAAAAAAAATATACAACTTATCATCTTACAAAAAAAAGAAACTTAAAGTGGACAACGAATTATTATGATCATGACGTGGAGGTAAAAAGATTATCTACTCAAATTCAACATTGGGATAATTATTTTAAGATGATTGGGGTAAAAAATTATTGGTTCGATACTTTCAATCACCACAATTACAATTACGATAGTCCTAATATGATTATGTCACACGAAAAATCAAGAGATTTGATGAGTAATTTGTGTATTGATATGGGTCATAAACCAAGCATGATCGGATATCATTTATCAACATGGCAACTAGATGATGATAGGATAAAATTTTTACTGAAAAAAAATCTAGTGAATCCACATACAAAACACCCTAATAGAGAGTGTCACATCAAGATAGCAGACATGCTTGACAAGTTTGTAAATTTTTGTTACTATAAATAATACGGAGTGACTTTTGTGTTATCTCCTACTCCCCCTAAACCAAGACCTACAGGGAGTATAAATCACGTCTTTCTTTTACCCCCTCATATACCCGCATTCTTAAATGACAACTATTTCACGTAAGCGTGGTGGTTTGCTTTCAGGATGGGACGAGTTTTGTGGTTGGGTAACCTCAACTAACAATCGCATTTACGTAGGTTGGTTTGGTGTTCTAATGATCCCTTGCCTACTTGCTGCTGCTGCTTGTTTCATCGTAGCATTCATCGCTGCACCTCCTGTCGATATCGACGGAATCAGAGAACCTGTCGCAGGTTCATTCTTATATGGTAACAACATCATCTCTGGTGCTGTAGTACCATCCTCCAACGCAATTGGATTACACTTCTACCCCATGTGGGAAGCAGCTACTGTTGATGAGTGGCTCTACAATGGTGGTCCTTACCAGTTGGTAATCTTCCACTTCCTCATTGGTATCTCTGCATACATGGGAAGACAGTGGGAACTCTCCTACCGTTTAGGTATGAGACCATGGATCTGTGTAGCATACTCAGCTCCTGTATCTGCTGCCTTTGCTGTATTCTTAGTGTATCCATTCGGTCAGGGTTCATTCTCTGATGGTATGCCTCTAGGTATCTCAGGAACATTCAACTTCATGTTCGTATTCCAAGCAGAACATAATATTTTGATGCACCCATTCCATATGGCAGGTGTAGCAGGTATGTTCGGTGGAGCATTATTCTCTGCTATGCATGGTTCATTAGTAACATCTTCTCTAATCAGAGAAACATCAGGTCTTACTTCTCAGAACTATGGTTACAAGTTTGGACAAGAGGAAGAAACATATAACATCGTTGCTGCACACGGATACTTTGGTAGACTTATCTTCCAGTATGCATCGTTCAACAACTCAAGAAGTTTACACTTCTTCCTTGCTGTATTCCCAGTAGTCTGCGTTTGGTTGACTTCAATGGGTATCTGCACAATGGCATTCAACCTAAATGGTTTCAACTTCAACCAGTCTGTCGTAGACAGCAGTGGTAAAATTGTACCAACATGGGCAGATGTATTGAACAGAGCAAACTTAGGTATGGAAGTAATGCATGAAAGAAATGCACACAACTTCCCATTAGACCTAGCATGTGCTGAGTCTTCAACAGTTGCACTTACTGCACCTTCAATCGGATAAATATATTTGTTCGAGATGGATCAGACCTCTATATATTATAGGGGTCTTTTTTTATGGTTTCAGTTTATCAATGCTTTGATCCACTCAAAGTATGTGTAGTGGGGAGATCATACCCCCCTGAGTTCTATAGTTCAATAGATAATGTAAGAGTTCGCTCTGCTATGGAAAGGGTAGCAAGAGAAACTGAAGAAGACTTTCAATTATTAATCAAAAAATTACATGAATTTGGTGTAGAGGTAATAAGACTTGACGTATCAGATGACGTAAATGATTACAAAAATCATGCTGGTGTAGTGGACTCACCACCTCCCATGTGTCCAAGAGATTTTAGTGGCATGGTAGGAGAAAAATTTTACATGCCAAGTGAGATGTGGGGTAAAAATTTTGATGTTGTAAGTTTATATTTTGGAATGTATAATGGTGGTGATTGGAAGACAAAAGAGTTAGAAAATACTGAGAAAGTGATGGCAAAATATTTCGAGGATCTTATTCAACCAGGCAGACCACTCACACTCAATGAGGCAATCAAATCTTTTAGATCGAGAGATGAGATGGGATGCTATGCTCTAAAATTTTTACAGGGTATTGATAGAGATGAGTTGGAGAAAGTTATTTTTGCAGCACAAACAAATACCATAGGTTCTAATCTAAAATTTCCATCAAACAAGAGATATTATGCATGGCAAAGTGTTAGAGAGTGGATGAATAAAAATAATGTTCCTATTGTTTACGACCAGTACATCAACACAGCAGGTCTATGGAGGTTAGGTAAAGATTTATTTTTCAACTATGTAAACATATTAAATAAATTGAATGAAGAATCTTTTCTGAAAAAGTGGAGAAGATTATTTCCAAATCATAGGGTGCATGGAGTGGATGTGCCTGGTCATGGTGATGGTGCCATGCACCCAGTCAAAGAGGGATTGATTATAGCAATAAGGGATGAAGAATACTATAAACATTTTTACCCTGATTGGGAGGTGGTTACAGTTGATGCTGGATGGAATAAAGTAAAACCATTTCTCAAAATGAAAAATAAAAATCAAGGACGTTGGTGGATAAAGGGTGAAGAAGATAATCAGGATCTAATAGATTACATTGATACATGGTTAGATCATTGGGTCACTTACGTAGAAGAGACAGTTTTTGATATAAATGTACTTCCTATCAATGAACAAAATTGCATTGTCAATGGTTATAATAAAAAAATATTTGATGCGTTTGATAGACATGGTATTACCCCACACATCGTCAACTTTAGACATAGATATTTTTGGGATGGAGGATTGCATTGTATCACCAGTGATGTACATCGTGAAGGAGGTATGAAGACTTTCTGGTAAGTATAAATACCTTTATGAAGAAATTATCAGACAAAAGAGTAGCGAAGCAATTAATAAAGAGAGCAAAAAAACATCCTGATTTGTATAGTGCACAAGACGTAATGTATGCTAAACTAATGAGGAAGTATATAAAACAAAATGAAACCGAGACAGAACAAGAGTAGAGCATACTACTATTTCTGGAGTATTGCTACCATTGCAGTTGTCACAGGGCAAATTTATGTTGGAAATGGGTTCCGTAAAATGTCGGAGTCTGCAGATGGAATCTCTGCTGATATAAATTTACTTATAGAGACCATGATCTTTGGTGAGGTGAATAAAATCACTGGTGGTGATGGTCGTATGCCCATAATCGACTAAGATGAAAGCAGTTATTTGGTCTAAAGACGATTGTCAATGGTGTGAGAGAGTCAGACAACTCTTTGCTGCCACAGACATATCTGTCACCGAGTACAAATTGGATAGAGACTTTACTAAGTCTCAGTTCTACCAAGAATTTGAGGAGGGTGCTACCTTTCCACAAGTTCAACTTGATAAAAAATACATAGGTGGATGCAAGGACACACTACATTACCTACAGGAAAAGAACCTGATTTAGGTTCTATAAATAAAGGAGCAGAACTCCTGTTGAGTAGTACTACTCAACCACTGCCTTACTGGAGAAAACGTATGGAACAGGCAATCATTGCCTTGAGTGTTATGGTAGGAATACTAACACTCGGTCTTGGACTTACAATTGGATATCTTATTCGATGCTATGTGCAAGAGACTACTCCTCAGTACTCCCATCCAGAAATGTTTGATGCGAATGGGAACCCATTACCCGATGAACTTCTTGCTATAAGATTCGAGGGTGATCTAAATGACAATGATGATGATTAATCATGGCAAAATTACCTAACAATCCTTTAGTCTCTGAACTTTTCAGAGCAGTTCATGGTGCCAAGACTAAAGACAAAAAGATTGATTTACTGAAGGCACATAAACGTGATGATGTCAAAGCACTATTGATATGGAACTTTGACAAAGGGATTGAGAGTGCAGTTCCAGAAGGATCAGTGCCATACAAACCCAACGAATCACCCAAGGGAACTATGGGTCATACTCGATTAGTTCATGAATGGAGAACCCTCTACAACTTTGTAAGAGGTGGTAACGATAAGATCTCCAACATGAGAAGAGAAAATTTACTCATACAATTACTTGAGTCACTTGAAGCAGAAGAGGCAGAGATAGTATGCTTAGTCAAGGACAAGGATCTTCAGAGTAAATACAGAATTACTAGAAACGTAGTAGAGGAGGCATATCCAGAGATAAATTGGAGAGATCGGTAACAATCGATACATTTTATGTTGCTAAATACTGACAGATATGTTAGCATATCCTTACGTTCATCCTTCGGGACGCAAGTAAGTCAGACTGGAACGGATCGTTCATCCTTTTAGAGGACGCATAGTTGACTGAAGGAACGGCACTAAAAACGCCTACTACTGAGGACAAACCAATGGCAAAAGTCACTTACCGTGGTGTCGAGTACGACACTGAAGAGTACAACGCAAAAGTGATTGAAGAATCACAGAAACGTGAACGTCACGATCTCATGTATCGTGGACTCAAGGTCAAAAGCAAGGCATCACCTTGCAGCTAAAACTAGGGGGTTGCAAAACCCCTTTTTTTATGCTATATTATTTTCATTGAATCTAACTAAATCATGACAATCCAAACGAATCCTTTTATTACTGCTAATTGGAGACCAGAGCATTGCGACCCAAATAATTGGGGTTACAAACCATCAACGTATGGTGTGGATGGAGTAGAACTCGTAGGCAAACCACACATGATGTTATTCAACGACATGACAGGAACATGGACAAACCCTGCACGTGTTGAGAGAATCACATTATCAAAACTCAAAGATCTAAGAGATAACATTCATGAGTTTGGTATCAATACAAAAGAAGGAAGAATGATTTATGTTGACGCAGATGATATGTCAACTATAAATGGAAATCATAGAAAAGAATTACGAACAGATAGAAGAATAGACATAAGAGGATGGATGGTTCAATTGGTTCGATTTAAAAATCGTCAGGCAAAAAGAGATTTTGCCAACATATCAAACATTGATATGACATTACCACACAACAACCCATCTCAAAAAGATGTTGAAGCAGGGGTAAGAGATGCTCTAAATGATTTTGATAGAAGACCATACAAAAAAGAAATAGATGAACTCATACAATCTTATGGTCGTCATTTGGGTGGTAAAATAAGAAGTAAAATTCTCAAAAAAATCATGTGGGAATTGCAAAAACAGGGAAAGGTAAATGCATCAGAAAGATATACAACCTACGGAAAAGATACAGTGAAACTTTATGTAAATGATCATCAGGACGATGAGTGGATAGATGAAATCTTATCTAATGAAAACGAGATCTCACATGTGATGACTGTATATAATTTCAAATCAGATTTAGGTGCATTGTTAGAAAAAAATGAACTGGCAGTTTCAAGAAAAAAACCATTGAATTTATTGATAGCAGTTGAAGAACCAACAGGTGATGACACTCTATGCAAAAAAAGAGACAGAGTATTCGATGAAATATTAGAGTATTGGGAAGACTTACTTCTATTATCAATGGGTATGACAGATAAACGTATAAATCGTTACCACTTTGCATGGAATCACCCTGATGCTAAACACAGATTCTTGCCACAAGATAATAATGATGAGATGAAAACTCGTGAACTCATCTATGTAAAAAATAGAACCTTCAATTGATGGATCAAGGTAAACTAAAAGTTATAATCTCTGACCTTGAGTTGCTGCTCTCAGCACTCAAGGCAGAAGTCTATGCTGATTCTGAGTCATATAGATACTCAGACGTTGATCCAGTTGAATTGGATTACGATGACGAGTTCGAGGGCACATGACAGCAAGACTAATAAGCATCACACCTGATGCTGAAAAAACTATGGCATACATTGCCAGAGTATCTAACCCTGCTAATCAAGAGAACGACAACTACTCAGGTCTCTTGAAGTATTGCATCAAGCACAATCATTGGTCTGTGTTTGAGCAATCTACCATGACAGTAGAGATAGAAACCACACGTGCTATTGCAGCACAAATTCTTAGACACAGGTCATTTACTTATCAAGAGTTCAGTCAAAGATATGCTGACGCTAAGTTACTAGAGACCATTGAACTACCAGAGTTGAGAAGACAAGATAATAAGAACAGACAGAATAGTATTGATGATCTTGATCCTAAGATTGTGGATAAACTTAATGCCCAGATGAATACATTATTCAGTAGTGCATTTTCACTTTACAATCAGATGTTACAGGAAGGTGTTGCAAAAGAGTGTGCACGTATGGTACTACCTTTATGCACTCCCACAAGAATATACATGACAGGTTCATGCAGATCATGGATACACTATATAAATCTAAGATCCTCTAATGGTACACAGAAAGAACACATGTTGATTGCAAAAGCAGTCAGAAAAATATTTGTTGAGCAGTTCCCTGCTGTGAGTGAGGCACTTGAATGGCAAAAATTGTCGGAATAAATTTAGCAAAAAATGGATCACTTGCCATCATTGAAGATGGTAAAATAAAATTATATTTGGAGGAGGAACGTGTCTCAAGAGTCAAAAGAGATGTCAGTGCGAAGACTCTTGCCGATAAGTATATTGATTCTAGTGTGGATGTTATTACCATATGTGATTGTTTTACAAGATATAATAAGAGAACCCATAAAGAAAGAACAGCAGCAAAAAATATCATTCTCAAAATTGCACGAGATAGGGGTGTACGTTTTGTAGACTATAGGAATAGACATCACGAATGTCATGCAGCAAATGCATTATACAACTCACCTTTTGATGACGCTGCTGTACTGGTGATGGATGGTAAGGGGTCATGGTATGAAGGATATTGTGAGACGGAAAGTATATTTGATAATCTAACTCCAGTATTTAAACATTACTCTACCTTCTATTGTGAGAAGGAGAGTGTGTTAGAGGGTGAACCTCATTGGAGAGATGGTAACATGTACAGCAATCGAACAAGTGTTGGTCAAGCATTCAGAAGAGTGTCACGTTACTGTGGGTTTGATGAGATAGAGGCAGGTAAGACAATGGGTCTGTCCGCATATGGTCACCCTGCTACACCTGCTGACTTATTCATTGAAGAGTATGGTCATAGTCTATGCAGCACAGAGTTCAGTCCAGAAGGTAATAGCACAAAGTACACAGGTGCACCCTTACTTGAGGCAGATCTTGCTCTTAGATTACAAAAATCGGCAGAGAAGCATGCGATATACATGGTAAAAAAAGCACAAGAACTTACAAATAAAAAAAATATATGTGTTTCTGGTGGTTTTTTCTTGAATTGTGTGGCAAATTACACTATACTGAAGAGTACAGATGTAAATCTGTATGTAGACCCTATCGCATATGATGGTGGTCTTGCAATCGGTTCAGCATTGCTTGAATATTATGAACATTTTTGTCACTGACCCAAATCCAAACATATCTGCACAATGTCTGCCCGACAAGCACATTGTCAAGATGCCATTGGAAACATGTCAGATGCTTGCCATCGTTGCATCTGATAAATGGGGTCACAACTTTGGCACACTACCTAAGTTAGATGGTACACCATACAAAACAGAGAAGGGTGCATTTCGTAATCATCCCTGTACTGTATGGGCACAGACGCATTGGACATGGTTGATACTGCATGGTCTTGCTTTGTGTAATGAATATACACACAGATACGGTAAGAAACACAGTTGTCATTCAACTATTGCACACTGCACACACATATTTCCTTTGCAAGAATCTGATCCTACAGAATTTGCATTTGCAGGTCCTGATGAATTCAAATACGACACCAGTATTGACATCTTCACTGCCTACAAACGTTACATTGCATCTAAACCTTGGGTTGCAAACAATTATTTGCGTGACCCATCTCGTAAACCCACTTGGATATTATGAATCCCATTGACACAAATCGTATCGCTAATGCACTTGAAAGAATTGCACAAGCACTAGAGCACTTGAACATAGAGCATGCTCACATAGATACAATCGATCACAATCACATTGAAAGTGACAATCCCGTTGAAGTAAACACACATTCTAAAACATGGTAAAATTATTTGCAGCATGCCCTCCCGTGTACACATTACCTGGTACATGGGATGATCCAGAGAAGATTAAGAGATGTCAAGAGACACTTATACCTCACCTCGAACTTGAACCTGAGACAGGGTTCTTAGTTTTCGTAGCACTCGTTGTCTTTGCTCTTATCATCTATGGTATATACAAAACCTTTGGTAAAGGTGGTGAAGGATTGAGAGATGAGATCAAAGAGCATGCTAAAATGCATGAACTTGGTATCGCTCATGGGCATGAAGGTGGTGGTGAAAGACCAATCATGTCACAGAGAGCACAAGAGCAAGACTATCCACAACATCATCATAATGATTGAATCCCTATACCTAGGTCCTGAGTACGATCTATCAAATATTGAAGGTGACATAGTATGTTCTATGGACGTTGCAAAACTTTTGGAGCAACAAAAAATTGTTGCAATATTTCAAGGAAGATCAGAAGCAGGACCAAGGGCATTGGGAAATCGTTCTATCTTATATGATCCAAGAGATCCATACGGTAAGGATAGATTGAATATGGTGAAAAATAGAGAACCCTTTAGACCATTTGCTTGTAGTGTACTATTACATCATGCACACAATTGGTTTGACATGGGTGGTCTTACCGAATCACCTTTCATGATGTATGCTGTTGATGCACAACCTCATGCTTATGATAAGATACCTGCTGTCTTACACGTCGATAAGACATGTAGAATACAGACAGTAAGTATTCAAGATAACAAAAACTACTTTACCTTGATAGATTCTTTCTATCAACTGACAAAAACTCCTCTATTATTCAATACATCTTTTAATATGTCAGGTGAACCTCTAGTAGAGACACCAGAGGATGCCATAGATACATTTGAATCAAGTGCAATAGACTACTTGTATTTTCCAGAGGTGCAAAAACTCAGGGGAAAATGACTTTTCAATTACATAAATCTGGAAAAAAAATCTCCGCAAAATTTTCAGTCCTAGGGTTGAACCTATCAAATAATGGTTCAGTCTGTGTAATGAGAGATGGTGTATTAGATTTTTACCTTGAGTCGGAAAGAATTACTAGAAAGAAAAGAGATCATGCTGTAAGATCATTGATAAAATATGTTGATGATATAGATGCAGTTGCAATATGTGACTCTGATTGGTCAGAAGATTCAAAAAAACTTATATCTGCACTCGATTTGAACGTAGTGAGGAGTAGGTTCCCTGACGCAGAGGTATTTGATTATAGATTAGAACACCATAAGTGTCATGCTGCTTCAGCATTTTATAACTCAGGTTATGATGATGCTATTGCAATAGTGGTAGACTCTAATGGATCAAAGACAGATGATGGCATAGAGATAGAAACAATATTTGATATCCCATCTTGGCAGGTGCTACACAAGAAGTATTGGTCACCTGATGATCAAGGAATTGGTAAAGAGTTTGAGTTTGTCTGTGTCAATTATGGTTTCCATAAAGATGATGCAGGTAAGGTCATGGGACTAGCAGCACATGGCAAACATGAAGCATACTATGTACAGCAAGCATGGGAGAAAAGAGCACTTGAATTGTGTAGAATGTATAAAGATCGTAACCTTGTTTTATCTGGTGGATGTTTTCTCAATTGTGTGGTAAACTATAAGCTACAGAGGGAACTTGACGTTCGCATGAGGGTCATGCCTATTGCTCACGATGGTGGTACCTCTATAGGTGCTGCTTATCTTGCAACACTAAATAAATCACTCGCTAAAACACATGCCGACATACCCAATAAAGAACTTGAAGACAGGTGAGACTAAAGAACTCATGATGTCCATGAAAGAATATGATCAATTTAGAGAAAACAATCCTGACTGGGATAAAGATTGGTCTAAGGGATCAGGAGGTGTGGTAAGTGCCACGGGTGACGTGTATAGTAGGACAGATGGTGGATGGAACGAGGTGCTATCAAAAGTAGCACAAGTGCCAGGTTCAAAAGTCAAACCACAAAAAACTACACACTTCTAACATGCCACGTAAAAAGAAAATGTCGATCAGCGTCGGAGCTGGTATGACTGCGAAGCAAATGAAGAGAAAGAAACCATATAATTCTGACATCATGGTTGATGTCCAACCTATCACACCTAATCAGAAACACGCTTTTGCCTCATACAATGAAGGTAAAAACTTATTTCTTTATGGTGCTGCAGGCACGGGTAAAACTTTCATAACATTATTCCAAGCACTCAAGGAGGTTCTCGATCCTCTTACACCATATCAAAAGGTAGTCTTGGTAAGATCACTGGTGTCCACAAGAGAGATAGGTTTCTTGCCTGGTGACCATGAGGACAAATCAGCACTGTACCAGATACCATATAAGAATATGGTCAAGTATATGTTTGAGTTGCCTACTGACAATGAATTTGAAATGTTGTGGGGCAATCTCAAGGCACAGGAGAGTGTGACCTTCTGGTCTACCTCATTTATCAGAGGCACCACACTTGATAATTCTATAGTTATTGTGGATGAGTCACAAAACTTGAATTTTCATGAGTTAGATAGTATAATAACAAGAGTAGGTGAAGACACCAAGATAATGTTCTGTGGTGACGTTGCACAAACTGATTTGATAAGGACAAACGAGAAGAATGGTATCCTAGATTTTCAAAGGATCATCACTCGCATGCCTGAGTTCGATTTAATTGAATTTGGTCTTGATGATATTGTTAGGTCTGGTCTGGTCAAGAGTTACATCACCTCGAAAATAGAACTAGGTATGTAATGTACAATCATGTAGAATGTGACCTTCCTACTCTGAGTAGGAAGTCTATTGACGGAGTAAGATACTACAATGTGAATGATAGACCGATGGTGTCCATCACCTCGGTCACTTCTCATTTTAATAAACACATCTTTGTTGACTGGAGGAAGAGAGTAGGCGACGAAGAGGCAGATAGAATTACAAAGAGAGCAACGTCTAGAGGAACCAAGGTACATACCTTGATAGAGAATCATCTACTCAATCAAGAGGTGGTGTTAGACAACCCTAGCAGTAAGATATTATTTCTTCAATCTAAAAAAGTGTTACAAAATATAAATAATATTTACGCTTTAGAAAAAAGTTTATACAGTAACGAATTAGGTGTTGCTGGAACTGTTGATTGCATAGCAGAGTACAATGGTGAACTGTCAATCATTGATTTCAAAACTGCTGCGAAACCTAAACCGAGAGAGTGGATAGAGAATTACTTTGTACAAGCAGCAGCATATGCTTGTATGTTCTACGAGATTACAAACATACCTGTAAAGAAACTTGTCATTCTCATGACGTGTGAGAATGGAGAGGTGACGGTTTACGAAGAGTATGATAAAATGAAATATATGAGATTATTAGTCAAGTACATCGAAAAATTTGTGGAGGACAAATTAAATGGCAACCAAAAATGAAATGAGAGCAGTTCTAAAGAACAAGTTTTTATGTCAAGATAAATTTACTAATGACATAGAAAATTTAGTTCAAAATAATCTTGATATGAATTACATTGAGGCAATCTGTCATTATTGTGAGCAGAATAGTATTGAAATTGAATCAGTATCAAAACTGATTACGAAACCAATGAAAGAGAAGTTAAAAGGTAACGCAATGAACCTAAATTATTTGAAGAGAACATCAAGGGCGAAGTTCCTTGCTATCTAATGCACCCTAGGAAAGAACTGAAGATTGCATCAGCGTTCATACGTGATGGATTGGATGTGTTATCTAAAAAGGTAGAGTATGTAAGATCGCACAAAGGATTTTGGATTGATAATTTCAAGGACGTATCAAAGAAAGAGATAGAGGAACTACAAAAAATAAGACCTACCACTAGAATACTGTGTCTCCACACAATCAATGGTTGTAATCTTTCTTGTAAGGGTTGCAACCATAATAGTAGTTTACTATCCACCAAGAGTGTGGTTGACATAGATGAACTACTAGAGGATGTCAGGAATGTATTGCCACAGATCTATGTGTGGAGTCATGTCAGTATCATAGGTGGTGAACCATTACTCGAACCACGTACAAGGGAAGTGACAAAGGTAGTAAGAGAATTAGTAAAAGAGACAGGTCAACCATGCTATGTCAAACTATTCAGTAATGGATCCCGTTTGAAGCAATGTAAAGACTGGATCATAGATGAGATGGAGCAGGGTGTTATCTTCAGACTGACCTTCCATCGTACTTGGTATAGTAATATAGGAAGAAGAGAGTGGGAGACTGCATATGATTTTATAAAAGAGTGTGAGGAGAGAGGAGTGTCTAATAAATTAGAGATGACTGAGGCATCAAGATATCCAAATGGTGATAAGCGTGAATGGTTTGATTTGTTTAGATATGATATAAAGAATGATAGAATAACTTACTATCCATGGGAGGATGAACAACCAGCAGAGTCATTTAAGATATGCTCATGTCCAAACGCTCAGTTATATAAAGGCAAACTTTGGAAGTGCTCTATGATAGCATATCTCTATGAATCACTAAAGGCGAGTGGTCAACTTGAGGATGAGTGCTGGCAGAAGTATCTTGCATATAAACCTCAAGAAGATATTAGGTTGGCACTGGAGGAGGTAGACAAACCCACATGGATATGTAATATGTGTCCAGCAAATCCTAAATGGTATCATGCCAATAAACAACTTGATCCTAGTCTAAAACGAACGGTATGACAGAGAGGAAAAGAGATAAGAAGCACGTATGGTCTCCCCGTAGGCAATTTAAAAGATACTACCATGAAAACTTTCAACCAGAACCACAGATAAAATCAGATAAACCTACCTTTAGGATGCTAAGTATACACTCACATAATGGTTGTAACATGGCATGTAAAGGTTGTAATCATCATAGTGGTGTGCTCTCACCAGGCAGTTCACTTCCAATTGATAATTTACTAAGAGATATAGAGATACTACTACCAAGAATCTATGTGTGGAGTCATATAAGTGTGCTTGGCGGTGAGGCATTGATTGAACCAAGAACAAAGGAAGTTTTAAAATTGATAAGAGATATGAGTGACGGTGTGTATGTAAAAATATTTTCTAATGGGTTGTTGATACCACAGAATACTGATTGGATTCTGCAGCACATGAAAGAGGGCGGTATCTTTCGTATAAGTCTACACATACCACCATCAGATCCTAGGATCGGAAGGACTGATAAAAGAGGTGACATCACATATAAGAATGTTAGAGACTTTATAGAGGTAGCAAAGAAAGAAGGAGTTGATATGAATTTATTAGAGATCTCAGAAAACTGGGACGATTTGTGGTTTGATCTGCTACAATGGAAAGATAATAAGTTCTATCCATGGGAGGACAACAACATAGATAAATCTTTTGAGTATTGCACTGCACCTAATCTTCAGTTATACTTAGGGAGACTATGGAAATGTCCTAGCATAGCGTACCTACGAGAGACTCTTGTCTCTACAGGTCAGGTTGACGATCCAGTGTGGCAAAAGTATCTAAATTACTATGCCACCCCTGTAGATGCACCCATAGAAGAACTCTATGCAATGGCAGATCAGGTTCTCAATCCACATGAGATCTGTAACAAGTGTCCGTCCGATCCTAAGTGGTATAGGGCAATTAAACAACTAAAAGGAGTCAAGAGTGTTGTCACCGTTTGATACTTACAAAGAGTACCTTGCGTATAAGAATCACTTTACTAAGGAAAAGTATGACTACCAAAGATATGGTGGTAAGTCTAGAGCAAAGATAGATTCTTTCTACAAAAGAAAAGATAGATATTTTTTTGAAAAGATGTCTAGAAAATACAAAGATCCAGAGATTAAAAATTTTTTCCTTGCAAACTTTGTAGACACAGATAATCCACAGGGATTATGGATAGGTAATATCATTAGGTCTGGTGAGACTGTTTATAAAGAGTGGCAAAAAAGAAATGAAAGTTTATTTTATCATTTCAAACAAAAATCTGAAGAATTTTTAGATCAATACTCTTACGATGAATTTTTTGATGCATCAAATGGTCACCCCCCTATCCTCAAGGAACATCTAGCAGGTAATATAAGTGCAGAGGAGATGTGTGTTTATGAAAAACTTTTTGGGTATTGTAAGGACTATGATAGACAACTCAAAGATCCTGTATGGAAAGTTGTTGGTATGAAGATTAGGAAGTATATACCGTTTCTAAATATTGACAAAGACAAGTATAGGCAGTATCTTATGAGTAAAATCAAGGAGAGATATGAGTAAGTTTTTTGAATCAGATCAGGTGAAGACTGAGATGGATGAGATTACATCTCTCCAGAAAGAATTGTATGATGTCATACTCAAGTTCCCCATGATGAGTAATGAGGCAAAGTCTGATCATATTGATACAGTCAAAGAATTACTTGAACGTCAACAGATTATGTGGACAAGACTTACTTTATCAGAGGATAAAGAAGCAAAGAAGATGAAAGATTATATCGTTTCCCATGCAAAAGAATTAGGTTTTGGTGATGCAGACATGGGAACTATTTTCACCAACATGAAACAAACTCTCGAACAAGTTCAAAAAAATCTTAAGTAATGTCTTATTTGGTACATCCTTTGCCTCTACAGCAGGTATTTGTAAAGAAAGAATTTTTATACGACCACCAAAAAGGTCATGGTGAATTGACACCAGGTTTATGGATTTCAGTTAGAAGCATACAATCAAAGGCATTGTACTTTGAGACCCTTCTGACAGACTATGGTGCTCTCTTTGATAAATTACCTATCAGTGCTTTTGTATGGAAAGAAGACTTTGATAAAGATAATCAACTACCATTAGATGTACTTCAATTATGGGATTGTTTTGATTATAATATAACTGTCATTCAAAAACCTATGTTAGGTAGGTGTCAGTTCTTTGGTAAAGATAGGAAAATGCATCCTGGTGAGTATGAATTTACAATAGACACTGCACATCCAGACAGATCCGTGCTTGATGTAAATTTTTCTGAGCATGACCCAGAACATAAGACATTCAATGTCATTGCATTAGATAATGGTCAGTTTGCTGCACAACCAAACAATAGAACCATCTTTTTTGATAATAGTTTGGTCAATAATGATAATCTAAAAACACCAGACTTCAAGGTATGCACACAAAACTATGCTGTTGAAACTGAACCTAAGTGGTGGTCTGTAGGTCATACAGATGAGTGGGCGTATAAAACAAAAGAGGAAGCAGATGAAGAGAATATACTTTGATGGTGGATCTGATGTGAATGGTGCTGAGTTAGGCACTGTTTGGGAGGACAGAGAACGACTTAGATTTTCAAGATTAATATGCGATCATTTTGGTATAAAGGATCATAATTTATCAACTGGTGGATGTGGAAACCACCGTATTGTAAGGCAATTATTATTGAATGATAGACATATATCTAAATTTGATTACGCTATCATAGGAATGACACCTAAGTGGAGAACAGAATATCATAATGGTAAAAGGTGGCAGAGAGTTTGGGTGCCTTCTAATGGTAAGACAGGAGATTCTAAGCAACCTAGCAAGTGGTGGTTAGAAAATATGCTCTCAAATAGAGGGGTAGATACTGATTTTTGGAGAAGTTATTTTAGGATTCATAGTGAGGAGTTTTTCTCAACTAATGAAAAAATGTATCACACTATAATCAAAAGTCATTGCAAAGCATATGGTGTGCCATTGATTTTATTAGGTAGAAAATTGTCATCAGACCTTGAGTTCGACTTTTGTTTTGATGAACCATGGATATCTAAAGCACCTAAGGGACACCCTGATGAAGAGGGTCACAGACAAATAGCAGACAAGATTATTGGCATGTTGACATCATGAAAATTTATTTTGACGGTTGTTCATTTACAGTGGGAGATGAATTGCATCGTAAGAAAAATAGATAAATTAGGTGCAATAGATTACAACTTTGCAAGAAGTGCTGGCAGTAACAGAAGAATAGTTAGAAACTTAATAGAAAAAGAGTTGTCATCCTATGACATGTTTATCATACAACTTACAAAAAATATAAGGACAGAGTATTATGATGGTACTGATTGGATTAGGATAAAATATCCAGTAAAATATGAATCGGGTGAATTTAGAGAAGGTATGAATAAATTTTGGGATGAATATTATAACAACATTTATCATGATAAGTATGGTGTAGTTGATAGGGAGATATGTCACCATGCCATATTGAATTTACTTAGTGGTAAAAAATATTTTATAATAGATATTGATCAATGTATAAAAATAGCAGGGAGTAATCGAGCAAGTGGTGGTCATCCTAATGAAAAGGGTCACGAACTCATTGCGAAACACATACTTGACAACATATAAATAGTAGTTTATACTAAACTTGCGTATGCAAGGTGTTAATCCACCAATCTATTCAATACGACGAATACTACGAGTCAAATTCATGACATTTGCAAATCTAAAAAAACAATCTCGCCTTGGCAGCTTGACATCCAAGTTGACCACAGAGATAGAGAAAATGAACAGCAAGGGCACTAACGGTGCCGACGACAGACTATGGAAACTAGAGGTCGATAAAGCAGGTAACGGTTATGCTGTTATCCGTTTCCTACCTGCACCTGACGGAGAAGAACTACCATGGGCAAAAGTATGGTCACATGCTTTCCAAGGACCTGGTGGTTGGTACATAGAGAACAGTCTTACTACTCTTGGTGGTAAAGATCCAGTATCTGAGTATAATCGTCTGCTATGGAACAGTGGCAACGATGCAGACAAAGACCTTGCACGTAAGCAGAAGAGGAAACTTACATACATTAGTAACATCTATGTTGTAAAGGATCCTACTAATCCTGAGAACGAAGGTAAAGTATTTCTATACAAGTTTGGTAAGAAAATCTTTGATAAACTCACAGCAGCAATGCAACCTGAGTTCGAGGATGAAGAAGCAATCGATCCGTTCGATTTTTGGAAGGGTGCTAACTTCAAGTTGAAGGCAAAGAATGTAGCAGGTTATCGTAACTACGATTCATCTGAGTTCTCTGCGACCAGTGCACTCCTTGATGATGACGATGCTCTTGAGGCGATCTGGAAGAAGCAATACTCTCTTGAAGAGTTCACTGCTGCTGATCAGTTCAAATCATATGGTGACCTTGAAAAGAGGTTGAATGCAGTGTTGAACACATCACGTCCACCAGTAGCAGCAGAGGTTGCAACTGAAGAGGAAGAGATAGTAACCGCACCACCAGAACCAGTGACTGCTAACGCAACTACTGATGACGATGCACTGTCATACTTTCAACGATTAGCAGAGGAGTAATCCTGTACCAAAATCGACTTTGAATTTCAAAAAACCCCGAAAAAAAATTCGGGGTATTTTTTACCCTTAAGGTTTTTTATGATAATTTTCAATGGTGATAGTTGGTGTTGGGGTTATGGATTGGAAAATAGAGATGACCGCTACGCTGCTGTAATAGCCAAAAAATTGAATATTGAATATATTGACTTATCTATGCATGGGTGCAGTAATCGTAGAATTGCTAGAACTACCCTAGAGCATGATATCACAAAATACGATTATGGAGTTATTTGTATGACTTACAAAAATCGGACAGAATTTCATTTGAACGGAAAATGGGAAAATATAAATCCTGGCAGAGGTAATGGTAGAAAGTATATTGAGTATTATAGAGATTATTATAGCGAAGAGTATGGTGACTCAGATGAGTTTATATTTAGACAGGCGATAATTGACCATTTCAAGGCAAATGGTGTAAAATTGATATTATTGACTGTTCCTAAAAATACCAAATTTAGTTATGATCTACATTTAGACGAACCTGACATACCTCGTGGAAAAACTCTACATCCCACAAAAGAAGGTCATGGTATGATAGCATCAAAGATTATCTCGGTTCTGCAATCCTGACGTTATCACCTTGCTTCAATTTACGATTCACAAACTGTGAACTATCTGTATACGTCATTATTTGCTTCATATCATCAATTATAAGACCAATATATTTTTTTCGTAATACGTTGATTGACCTTTTTGCATCATTTTTATCAATTTCATGTTTGAGATAAGATACTGACACTACATCATTTACAGATTGTACAACACCAGTATCATCAGTATATTTGTAAGTGAAATTAGAATCAACTGTCAAACCACCTTGCAGCAATAATATCCCTCTTGAATTACGGATTTCTTTTGTCTCATAATGATGTATCTCACCTAATTGATCCTTTGTATACTTATTATCCAGATATCTCTGGAATTCATATTGTCCCATCGGCCACTCATTTTGAACATTAATGATATTATTTGATAATAGCACCACCCAATCAAGTTGTTCATTATCATATAATTTTCTAGCGACTGTATCTGGTCTCTCATCGTCAAGAACCAAGTATTTGGAAAAGGCAGTAACACTACCATAAATGTCCTCTCTTATTCTACCCCTTTTGAAGAGGTTTACAAGTGTAATGTAATCGTAACTAGATCTCCTCTTATCTGAGAAAGAGGGAAGTTTTACATTGGGAAATAAATCGAAGTAGTTCATTAGAATCCTAGGTCATCCTCCGTAAATTTGTTTGTACCTCTTACATTGAGTCCAAGATCTTCTATGCTTGGATCTTGTTCATCCCCATCATTTAAGTTGTAATCATTAGCGAAGATTGGTGTCAATTCATTGAAATCAACTTTCATTGTGGATCTGACAGGTTGTGATCTAGCACCCTCATCCTCATATGATTGATATACACCATCAGGAGTAAAATCAATTTGTACGGATGTGAGTGCACAAATTTTAAAAGTATTCAGACCTTTAATTCTTCTATTATTATTTTTATAGCAAAGTCTGAATACATTTGGAGATCCAAGAAATAGTGAACCACCATTTCCAAAATCAGTGGTTTTTTGTGCCAACATACCCTGCCTAAACCATCTGTGAATCATTCTTACCACCTTTGCCTCTTCTGTGCTATTTGGTGCAAAATTGAATACAAACGAGAATGTTCTAAGTTGTGGACCTGCAAATAATAATTCCAAATTGGGGTTTATCGCAGCACCTGTTTCTCTAGTCAAAAATTGATCAACATCTACATTGATTCCAATTCTACCTAGAACTGATTTTGCAATAGTTGCATTTATAACAGCACCTGCATTTGCACCACCATTATTCTCTCTTAGTTGTTTTGATACGGTATTAAAGACGCTTCTTGCTTGAGAGGTACCATCAGTAAGAAGTTTTATGAGACCACCACCATCTTTTCCTACCAAATTACGAGTGGCACCTGATACTGCTTGAAATGCACCTAACTCTACTGCATTTGCTCTTCCTTCACCCCAATTTACACCTTGACTAACTCCCAATCTATTTGGTATGGGTAGAATACAACTGCCCATCGGATCACCAAAGGTATTTTGACCTCTTCTTATACCTTGTTGAAGAACATCACCTATGAGTCCCTTTGTGTATTTGGTTCTCTCTTCCTTCCCTGCATCATTATCTTCAAATTTTGGTGTTACTCCTAAACCAGGTTGAGGTGGTAGATACATGAATTGTTCGATAAAGATGTAATCTTGAGAACCATCACTACCTCCAATAGTAGGCACTCCCCTACTCAATCCATCCTCAAAACCAAATCCTCTACCAATAAACATGTCGATAGGATACTTGAGGTGTTTTTTGAATATATCTTTGTAATCACCAAATATGTCTTTAGGTTCTATCTTATTGTCATTTTTATTATCCTCAGTCTTAGGGGTATCATTTTCACCACCAGTTTCAGGTAAGGGGATTTCATCCCATGATTTATCTCCATATGCCAATTTTTTCATACCACTCTCTTCAAACGCTTCTTCAGCACCATCTTGAGTAGTATTCAAAGCTACTAGGCGAGTGCCATACGTATTCATCCTGTTACTATCATTTTGCAATTTTTTAAGCACTTCTTTATTTGTAACTGGCACAAAATACTCTGTTCCTGGATAAATGTAGTCATCTTTTATCTCTATCTTGAGAGACCTACCAAAGTTTCCATTCGCAGTATCAAGATCTATGGTTTCTCTATATGTTACACCATCAATAGTATATTTGATGGTATCTGTCAATCTTTTATTCTTACCAAATATTGATATGGGTGTATTTTTTTTCTTACTCATTTCAATATTCTCCTAATCTGTTGATTTGTACGACCAATTTCTATACTTCCCAAATCCGTGACAAACTGTTCAAGACGCATCTTTAACGCTTTATCTAAATCTTCTCCTTTAAGATGCAAAAACATGCCTTGAACATAAGATCTTAGGTATTTATTATATCCGTCTAACTTAGTAAAATCATTATCACCTATTATATAATCTAAAACACCTGACCTGTTCATTGGTTTGGTGTAGTGTAAATTCACACCATAGAAAGCATTACCTTGCATCGCCACAATATAAGTCATTGGATTTTTGTCATAAAAAGGTAATTGTTCAGCATATTTTGCAGAATATTGATATAACATCACTTCTCCCACCAAGGGTTGACCCACCACTACTGAGGTAGGAAATACATTTTTATATTCCAAGTTCTTTCTCCGTCAATATTTGAAATTCCCATCTTCTGTCCTTACAAAAATTCTCTGCTGCTTCCCACTTTGCTTGATTGGTGGCATAAGTATAAACCTCTGACACATATTTTTTTGTTCTCCTTTTTTGCATCTTAGGTTCTTTGACTTGTTTTGCAGGTTTGATTTCAACTACTTTTTCTCTGATTTTACCTTTTACATCCTTATATTTGACATAAAAATCAGGAAAATATCGATGAACTCGATTATCAACAGGTGATTTGTATGGTATGATAATTTCTTCAGATGACCACTTCAATATCTTATTATTTGTGTCACAGTATTTCATAAATTTCAATTCCCACAGTGACCTATACACGACTTCTCCTACGTCGCCTTTATACTTTTGACGGTTTTTGGGTCGGTATTTACCTTTATATGACATACATAGTATGTAATCATACTATATTTAGATGGCACAGAGGGCAGATGCGTTTAGATCTGGTAGATTTTACCTACCCACGGTAAATCTTACTGATCCAACGACTAAATTTGGTAATATAACACCTGCGTTAAACAATAATTATGATGTATTAATAAATTTTGCAAGTAATGATAAACTTAGAACTTTTATAAACCAACATGGTTTCTTTGATCAAAATGGTGGCACGTTCAATCCTGGTGAGTATCTAGCACTATTTTGTTCTGAGGCAGTTTTACCTGGTTCAGATTTACAAGCAGGTAAGGTAGATGGTCTAAGACAAGGTTTGTCACAAAACTATGCCACGTTTAGAAGATTTCCAGATGTTATACTTACATTTTATTCACAGACTGATTACTATACGAATGAGGTATTTAATGCATGGATGGAATTCATATCACCCACAAGGATAGATGATGGCACTTTTGGTCAAAGTATAGATGATAGAATCACTCACTCTCACAGGGGAGCAGCATACAGAAGGATGCAGTATCCTAGTAGTTACAAGTGTAATATAGAAATAACTGCGTTTAGTAAAGATACTAATGATGATTTCAGTAAATTAAACACCACAAGTAGATTCAACTTACAACTACCTAGTGCTATTACATATCATGTAATAAATGCTTTCCCTACTAGCATCGTCGCTGCACCACTGGCATATGGTAGAGCAGAATTGATCAAGACAACCATAACATTTAATTACGAGCAATACTTTACTCAGAGAGCAGCAAGAAAGGGTGCAATTTACGCAGAATCTGACGCAACTGAATCAAACGTAAGAACCGTCTAAATAAGGTACTAAATAAAGTTACTGAACAATATTATTATGCCTTTACCCAAGGTTGTTGCACCAACATTTGAATTGCAACTTATTACAGGTAAAAAAATAAAATACAGACCATTTCTTGTAAAAGAGGAAAAAATTTTATTGATTGCCTTAGAAGGAGGAAATGATGCAGATATCAGTGCCACACTCAAAACTGTGCTGAAATCTTGTATTATTACTCGTGGAGTGGATGTTGAAAAATTACCTAGTTTTGAATTAGAATATTTGTTTTTGAACATTAGAGGTAAATCAATTGGAGAATCAGTTGAACTCCTTGTGACATGTCAGGATGACAATGAAACCAAAGTGCCACTCAAAATAAGTTTATCTGAAATTAAATTAGATGTTCCTGACGGGCATACTGATATGATAAAGATAAATGATGACATCACCATAAAGATGAGATATCCATCAATGCAACAATTTGTGGATAATAATTTTACAGGTGCATCACTTGAAAATAATGAAGTGATTGATAAAGCGTTTGACACGGTTGTTGATTGCATTGACACTATTTTTACTTTGGATGAGGCATGGGCAGCATCAGATTGCACTAAGAAAGAGTTGGTAAAATTCATTGAGCAACTTAATTCTAAACAATTTTCTATGATTGAGGACTTTTTTGCTTCAATGCCTAAGTTACAATACAAGGGCACTGTGCATAATCCTAAAACAAAGAAAGACTCTGAAGTTGTAATTGAGGGTTTATCAAATTTTTTCGCATAATGCTATATCACACCAGCATTGATGCAATGTTGGAAACTAATTTCTCACTTATGCAACATCATAATTGGTCACTAGGTGATATAGAAAATATGATGCCATGGGAAAGGGAAGTATATGTGAATTATTTGGTGAAATTTCTTGAAAAACAAAAATTAGAAGCACAACAGAGACAAGCATCTAATGCAAACACCTGGTAGACAAGTTGAACCACAGACCCCTATGATTGCTATCAATCGTAGGGTGGATATGACTTTGGAGAGACTTACACAGGTTGAAGAGGATGTTGTTAAGATAGAAAGACCACAAAAAAGAATCTTAGGTAGTGTTATATCTCAATTTCAGACGATAAACAATAGTATGAAAGAGATGAGAGATCTCATCGATCAAGATATAAAGGAAAAGAAAAAATATTATAGAGAAGAGACAAAGATATTACGTAAGGATTCGAGGAATCTTCAAAGTCTCAACATGGGATTTGGTAGAAAGTTAGCAGCAGGTGCATTAGGTTTATATGGTCTATCACAACTAAGAGAGGGTAACTTAGGAGAGGGTGCTGCAGGTCTGGGTGGTGCTGCTGCATTACTTACACCTGAGATTCTTGGTGTAATATCTACAGTTGTTACAACAAGTCTTGTAAAAAGAGGTCTTTTAGGTAGGGGTGCTGGCATGGGCACCATGGGTTCAAGGGTAGCAGGTGCTTCAAAACTTAAAAATCCACTTCTTATAACTGCTGCACTTGCTGCGTCATTCATCTTACCTGGACTTGTGAATGCCAATCAAAATGCTGATAGAAGAAGACAACTTGGTGCTACCAGAGTAATACGGGGAAGAGAGACAATAAACAAACCTGATGTAGAAAGATTCAGGGG